GCTGATAAGGCGCAACTTGAGATCTACCGAGCGCAGACCGAGCGTCAGAAGGTCGAGAATGATGCTATGCGTATCAAACTGGATGCTGAGTTCAAACAGGCACAATTGGTCGCCAACCAGAATATGCACGAAGATGAAATGGCTGTGGAAATGGCAACAAGCGGTCAGGCTGAGACCAATATGGGTCAGCAGGACTTTATGATTAACCCAAATGATCTGGCGAGGTACGACTGATGTCTGAGTTTACCGCACGCGAAATAGGTCAAATCGAAGCAAAGGTCGACAACTTGGATGACAAGATCGAGAAGCTAGAGAAGCATATGCACAGCCGTATCAAAGTGCTTGAGAATAAGATCGATGACTTGTCGAAGTTCATGACCAGTATTAATGTCGGCATCCAGATCATCATCTGGATTGGTGGCGCATCGCTTAGTGTCATTGCGTTTGTGACTAAGTTCTTTGGCTTGATGAAATGAAAGTAATGAAAGGATGGAAGACCATTGTCTTTAATGTGTCAGCTATCGCTGTTATTCAGTGGGGCGATATCGAGACCGTGGTCAAAGGCTTTGAATGGCTTGATGACAAGACTGCGGTGCAGTTGCTTCTGGTCACTAATGTGTTCCTGCGCCTGATTACCACAACGGCTGTCTGGGATATGTGGAAGGATAAGCAAAATGCGCAAAAGTAAACTGGGTGCAGTGTTGCTTGTGTTGCTAGTAACTGGCTGTAAAGATCGGTACAGGTACTTTTGCCAAGATCCACAGAACTTTGAAACAGAGCAGTGCAAGGTAAACTGCAAGGGCGATGGCACTTGCCCTGAAGACATTTATGGAGAGCATTTGGATGGCTAAATATACAGAGAGCGAACTTAAGGCAAGGATGCGATTCATTATCGGTCTGACGCTGTCGTTTACGCTGACCGTAATTGTATGCGTTGTGCTGTATTCCCTTGTCTTTGTTGTGCAACCGATAGGCGCACAAGCACCCAATGATAGCGAGTTTTTTCAACTTATCGTGCCGATTGCTACATTCCTGACTGGCATCCTGTCTGGGATTATGCTCGATACCAATAACCAAAATGAGGGTAGTAAGGAATGAGTCTTGCAAGTTTACAGGCTAAGGTCGGCGTTAAGGCAGATGGCGAGTTCGGAAAGAATACGCTGAAAGCCTGCATGAAGCATTACGGTCTGACTCCAGAGTCGGCATCACACTTCTTTGCCCAGTGCGCACATGAAAGTGGCAACTTCATCATCTTCCGTGAGAATCTGAACTACTCTGCTGACGGTCTGCTTCGGATCTTCCCGAAGTATTTTGATGCGATAAAAGCTAGGCAGTACGCTCGCCAACCTGAGCGCATTGCAAACCGTGTCTATGCCAACCGTATGGGTAATGGTGACGAAGCCAGTGGTGACGGATGGCGTTACCGTGGTCGTGGTGCGATTCAGTTGACTGGCAAGAATAACTACCGTGACTTTGCTGACTGGGTCGGAAAGACTATCGATCCAGAAGATGTCGCTGAACAGTATGCATTTGACTCAGCACAGTTCTTTTTTGACCGTAATAAACTCTGGAAATACTGCGATGAGGTGACCGACACCAACATTGCCCTGCTGACCAGAGCGATTAACGGTGGCACACACGGCATCGAAGACCGCAAGGCAAAGACGCACAAATACTACGGATGGCTGAAAGAGTGATCATGATCTGGCTGATGAAGGCATGGCAAGGCGCACTGAAGCTACTGGAACTTGCTCTCAAGCACTGGCGCATCACCGTGGCAGTCATTATCTGTGTTGCTGTATACGCACACGCTGTATTAGCGCATAAGCGCGTCACTGCGCTCGAAAACCAGATAATCGGATACCAAGCCACTATCGACCAGTATGAGCGCACAGAAGCCGTTCTACGCAAAGCTGTAGACGAACAGACGGTGGTCGCCAAACAGAAGGTGACCGAGACCGAAAAACAGAAGGTGATAATCGATGAGCGTATCAAATACATCTACAAGACTGATCCCGTATCGGCTGAGTGGTCTGTTGTGCCTGTGCCTGATGCCGTTGCTGACCAGTTGCGCAACTACTAAGCCAGTCACGGTCAAGTTCCCAGAACTACCGCCAGAGATCATTGGTGTGCGTGAATACTGCACACTACCTGATGGTGTGGTTACTAATGCGGATCTTGCCGATGCATATGCGGATTGCGCTACCAAGCTGAAAAAAGCTAACATTCGACTGGATGCAATACAGTCAATCTTGAGAGAGCAAAGCAATGCCGAAAATTACTGAAAATATGCGCGGTGTTGGTAGTTTTCTTGGAAATACTGCTAATCAAGCGGTAAACCAAACCGTAACTGGACTAAAAGGCGAAAACCAACAATGGGACATTGGTGACATCAAGCAACCACTGAAAAACATTGCGACTCTTGGACTACCGCTTGGAATCATAAAGACTCTGTTCGGTGGTTACAAAGCAGGCGGTCAACCTAACCCATTTCAAAAGACTGGCGAAACATCTGTATTTGATTTTGCCAACACATTCAGCGTGCCAACCGACTCAGGCTTGCAGATGCCAATGATGGATCAGCAAGTAAACAATATGTTCCAGACTCAGCGTCAAACGCCTGACTTCTATCGACCGCCGATTCAAAAGACTGGCGAGACATCTGTGCAGGACTTCACCAATACTTTCAGCGCACCATCTGGATCAGGCTTGCAGATGCCACAGGAATCACAGGATCAACAGCCACAGGTCATGGATACGCAGACTGTTACCGCGCCACCACAACAGCGTGTTACGCCACAAAAGATGCCGATGCCGTCTGATCTGGACTACATCTTCGGTGCTGACCAGAGCGCATACCAAAGCCGTAGCGCACCAAGCTATGTGAATCCGATGACTGCCAATAAAGGCTACTTCGACATGAACAAGGCAGGCACTGTCGGTGGCAACTATGTTCAGGGCGCAGGATGGCTGACTCAGGCTGACAAGGCGTTTGGCAAGAAAGCAGAAGATCTGCAATTTGAAGCTATGATGCGTCAGCGCATGGCTAATATGTTTAGCTAGGGACACACATGGCAAAGATCACAGGCTCAGGTCAAAGAGTTCTGGCTGAACTAAGCCAAGATCCTGTTGCGCGAAAGAATAAGTACGACACCCTGAACAAGCAAAGGGAAGCCCTTGAGCGCAGGGCAGACTATCTAGCCACTCGTCTAGAAGCCACACAGAAAAGTGGCAACCAGAGCGCATACAACGCAACGCTACAGCAGTTGCAAGACGCTGAGTCGCGTGTCAACAACATAGTAACTGAGATGAACTCGATTGCTGAGTCGTCTCGCTACAGCGCACAGCAAGATCGCAGACAACAACGAATTACAGACCGCAAGCCAAAGACCACTATGGACAAGGTGCGCGAGTCTTTGCCCTATCAGATAGGCAGTGGAATCCGTGACATGATCGTTGACACTGGCAAAGGCATCGGTCAGACGGCTCTGTATGCCGAAAACGAACTGCGCACTGGCAAAGCAGGCACGCAACTGAATCCCAACACCATGCAGATGGAAGATATCCAGTTTGGCGATGTCGCTGACACTTACATTAATGAAAGCGCAAAAACAGCAGGCACATACTTAGACTTTCTTAACAGTCTGGCATACCGTGGCTTCACTGGGCGTGGCAAGCCTGACAGCGAAAATGAGCGATTCCGCAACATGATTGGTAATGCTGTTCCTAAGATGTTTGGCACGACAGACATAGTAGATCCTACCTTAGCTAAAGGCGCAGAAATAATTGCCGATCCATTGGCACTCATTCCACTTGCAGGCAGTGCTGTCAAAAGCGCAAAAGCTATTGCAAAAGCTATTAAGGCAAAGAAATGAGCAAAATCCGAAAGCCAGTCATTGATGCTGTCGAGGAAGCACTAACTGGCGCGAAGGTAGCGCGTGCTAAAGATGCAAAGCCGTTGCGCGGTGTGTTGTCTCCTGTGACTGCCAAGCCTAGTCGCGTTAAGGGTATCAAAACTGGATACAGTGGTCTTGTTAAGCCATACAAGCCAGAAGATGTTGTCGTTACCAGATCAGTCGTTAACCCAAATGTCTTAAACAAGCCAGTTGTCGATCCGTCTGCCTTGCAAGGTGGGTATATGCTTGGATGGACTGGCGACAGGGCAAATGCAGGAACAATTATCGAAGCAATTGACGGAAGGCGATTGTCTGTTCCTGTTCGTGAGCAGGGCGGTGGCGACTGGATGATGGATAGCCCAGAAAGCATCATGGCATCTGAAGTCGGAACATCTACTGGACTGTTAAACAGGTTAAATGAATTGGCTGAAAGCGGATCTCCAGTCTATAGCAATCACCTGTTAATGGGCGAGCAAGCCGTAGACTTTAATACCATGATTTCTGACTTGTTCTCAGGAATGCGCAATCGCGTTAATGCGAAAACGGCAAAGGATATTGATAAAGACATACGCAATACCGCAATTACCAATAAAGACACTGGCAAAGTTACATACCCCTATAGCAACTTTGTCGGAATTAACAGCGATGAATTGCCGAACTGGTTAGCAGGCTTAACGGGTAGCAACAGATCCAAGTTTATGAAAATGATGGACAAGAAGGGAATACAGTCTGTAGAGGGCATTCCTGATATTGGAAAGTTGCGCATTGCCAATACAGTGCCAGAATTATTAAATGCACCCACCATGTCGTCTGGCTTTGCGATTGGTAGGTATAATCCTGAAGTTGGCAGGATTATTAATCCAAGCGTAGCGCACAAAACATACAACTCTCAAATAGCAGGAACTCCAGTCGGTACATTTGGCGTACAGCTACCGTACCAGACAGTGTTCCCTGACTTTGCCAAATATGTAGAGATGAAGCAGGCAGAGAATGCAGGCAATCGCGCTGACTACTTGGCAATGAGAAAACCGCCAGTTCAGTACCTTGACCAAGAATGGGTCGACAGTGTTAGCCAAGCAATAGAAAATTTCCGCAAACTTAAGGAACAACAATGAAAGATATGAAGATGATCGAAGACATGGTCGCCAAGATGCTCATGATGGGCAAGGGCGGTATGGGCAAGAACAAGATGGAAGAAGGCGAGTATGAGGAAGAAGACTACTCCGAAGAAGAAGGCTACGAGCAGGACAAGGTCACCATCAAGTTCTGTGGCAAGGATGCGCTAAAAAAAGCACACGACTTGCTGATGGGCAGTTATAAGAAGTAATATGCGGTAATCGGCATATATTGACGACTGTCAGTGTGTGCCATAAGTTGTATATGCCTACCAGTGGGTTTCACTGGGCGAAAATCTTAGGATATCCCTATGCAAATTGATGATAACTCGTTTGAAGAAACGCTAGACTCCGAAGCTACTGAAGAAGTAGCAGAACAGGCAGAATCGGAAATTGCCGAAGAAGAAGGACTCGCTGAAGACCAAGACGATGATGCGGATGATTCGGAAACCGTAAAGCGTTCAAAGGTACAAAAGCGCATTGATGAAATCACGAAGGCTCGGCGTGAAGCAGAAAGAGAGCGCGACTTCTGGCGTATGCAAGCGCAACAAAAGGCACAGCAACAATCAGTGCCACAGATGCACAAGCCTACGCTAGAGCAGTTCGATTATGATCAAGAAGCGTATCTGGAAGCACTGGCAGACTACAAGGTACAAACCACTCTGGCGCAGTCAATGGCACAGCAGGCTGAGTACCAACAACAGCAGTCTACGGCGCAGACAGTTAATGAGTTTAAGATGCGCGAGTATGAGGTTATGTCGGAGTTTCCCGACTATCAGCAGAAAGTGTACGCAAACGATGTGCCTATCACCGATACGATGGCTTCTGCCATACGCTCAGATGAAAACGGTGCTAAGGTCGCATACTTCTTGGCTACATATAAGGACATCGCGTATCGCGTGGCAAATATGTCACCGCGAGAACAATTTCTGGCGATTGGCGAGATCAGCGAAAAGATTTCTCAGGCTCAGTCTTCCGAAGGATTGAAGCCGTCTAAGGTATCAAATGCCCCGTCACCAGTTCCAAGTGTGTCGAGTCGTGGCTCTGTTATGAACAAAAGCCCTGACAAGATGTCTACTGATGAATTTATGGCGTGGCGACAAAAACAACTCTCTAAACGCTAACAATCAATTTGTAAGGAATATAAGCAATGCCCAACAATACTATTCTCACCAGTTCCGTCATCACCAAAGAAGCTCTGCGCATCCTGCACCAGAAGCTGAACTTCGTTGGCTCGATGAATCGTGCCTATGACTCGTCTTTTGCCCAGTCGGGCGCAAAGATCGGTGATAGCCTGCGTATCCGTCTGCCGAACAAATACACCGTTCGTGACGGTGCTACCCTTGTTGCTCAAGACACCGTTGAAACTTCGACCACTCTGCAGGTTGCTACGCAGAAGGGCGTGGATCTCAACTTCACTTCTAACGAACTGACTCTGTCGCTTGACGATTTCAGCAAGCGCATCCTTGAGCCTGCTATGGCTCAACTGTCTGCTTCGATCGAAGCCGATGCCTTCAACATGATTAAAGATGTGCCGTATGCTGTCGGTGCTAACGGTTCTGCCGTTACCTTCAAGAATGTTCTGGAAGCCCGTAAGAAGCTGTCGGACAATCTTGCCCCGTCTAACGACCGCACCCTGATCCTGAACACTCAGGACAACGTGGATCTCGTTGACTCCCTGAAAGGTCTGTTCCAAGACAGTGCCACCATTGCCCAACAGTATAAGGAAGGCATGGTCGGTAAGACTGCAGGCTACAGTTCGATCTACGAAAACACCCTGCTCCCGAACTTCTCGTTTGGCGCAGGCACTGGTTATCTGG